TTTTGCAGAATTTCGTGGAACGTGATGAGATTATGCTTGAGCTTCGTAGAATTCTTGGTGTCAATTTCTTGGTGTTTAGTTCTTATTTAGCTACTGTTTTAGCCAAGAGGATGTCTGGTGAAATGAATACGAGTTTGGGCAATGGGTTTAGTAATAATATGATGATTAAGTTTAATATGTTTAAACATGGTATTACTGAATTTGAGCTCATTGTTGAGGGCGACGATTCGTTGGTCTGTTATAATGGGCCAATAATAGATGAAAATTATTTTACTAGTTTGGGCTTCGTCATTAAGATGAAGTATGTTATGTCTATTAACGTCGCCTCTTTTTGTGGCCAGATTTATGATCCCTTAACGTTCGTGGTCATAACTGATCCTATTAAATTTGTTTTGAATTTTCCTTGGCTGCATATGAAATTTTATAATACTGTCCCTAATTCATATTTAATGGAATTATTGAGGGGCAAGGCACTATGTGCGCTTTATCAATATGCGGGTTGTCCTATTGTTCAACCCTATGCCGTTAGGATATTGGAATTAACTAGCACATTTTCACATAGAATTGATAGTGGTAGCGACGCCTATAAGCGCGCTTTGTATCATGAGATGCAAACTAAGTTTGCAGATGGCATTCATCCGCGTCCAATTACGTTGGCCGTTCGAGAGTTGATGGCTGAATCCTTTGGTATTGGTATAAATGACCAGATTGTTATGGAAAGCATTTTTTCTACCATGGAGTTGGGGGTTGTGTTTTGCCCACCCCTCTTACAATATTGCCACCCCGATTGTCTTGATTATTATGATCGATTTGTACGCATGGGTGGGATTACAAAAACCATCATTGACTATGACTTCCGTTACTGAACGGTTTTCGGAGGCGCGTCGCCAGGGTTCGCAACTGGCTGACTTGTACGATAAACGCACATCTGGTGTTGGTCATTATTTGACCCATGCATTTTACGAGAATGTTGTGCCGGTGTTTACTACGCCGTTATCGTATGTCAAAGATGCCCTGTTTGGGCCCAATTTCCAGCCAGAGCCTTATGTGAACCCCAGATGGCGTACAGAGCCAGGGGTTAAGCCGACCAGTACGCCAGGCGGCTTATTACAAAAACCCTCGAATCGTTTTGATTCCAACCATTTGATGAATGTCAATAATAAATCGTCCAAGTCGAAAGCGAAAAG